CTGACCAACGCCTCGGGCCCGCTGATCCGCTACAACGTCGCCGCCGACACCGACAACGGCGGACCCTACGGCGTCTCGGCTTCCGGCGTGGTGCGCTGGTACTACAACCCGTTCAGCGTCGACGGCGGTTTCGACATTCCGGTCAAGGTCCATCCCGACCTGCCGCCGGGCACCATCCTCGCGCTCTGCGAGCGCCTGCCGGTCTGGTATCAGTCCAATCAGACGCCCAATGTCGCGGAGGTTCTCACCCGCCGCGACTACTACCGCGTCGACTGGCCGCTGCGCACGCGCCGGCGCGAATTCGGCGTCTACGCCGAAGAAGTGCTCGCCGTCTACGCGCCGTTCGGCGTCGGCATCCTCACCAATATCGGCAACGGATGACGGAAGACGGAGGACGGAGGACGGACGACAGAGGACAGAGGACAGACGAAAGTTCGTCGCACGCCTCCAGCGCCTCGTCTCCGTCTTCCGTTCTCTGTCGTCTGTCGTCTGTCGTCTGTCCTCTGTCCTCTGTCCTCTGTCCTCTGTCCTCTGTCCTCCGAGCAGCCATGTCGCCTTACGATCTGACCAATCTCGCCGCGTTGAAAGCCTGGCTCGGCCTGCCCGCGGGCGCCTCGCCGAACGACGCGACGCTCTCGGCTCTGATCACCGCGGCGAGCCGCGCGATCACCGCCGCGCTGTGCCGCCCGAGCCTGCTGCCGCAAAGCTACAGCGAGGTGATCGACGGCGAGCGCGAGCGGCTGTTCCTGCGTCACTGGCCGGTGCTGCGCGTGACGTCGGTGACGCTCGACGGAAAGACGATCCCGCCCGCGGCGCCCGCGGGCGCCCTGCCCACGCTCGGCTATCTCCTGCGGCCCGACGACGGCGCGCCGCCGGGACGACAGCAGGCGCTCGACATCTTCGGTCGGCGCGTCCGACGGCGACGGCAGAACCTCGTCGTCGACTATGTCGCCGGCTACGCCGTGCAGGGCGAGGCGCAGGTCGTCCCGTCGGCGACGCCGTGGACCCTCGCTGCGCTCGCGCCCTACGGACCCTGGGCGATCGACATGGGCGTCGTCTACGCCGCGTCGGGCGTCGCGCTGAGCGCGGTCGCTTCCGCGCCGACGACGGGCCAATATTGCGTCGCCGGCGGCGCCTACGCCTTCAGCGCCGGCGACGCCGGCGCGTCGGTGGCGATTTCCTACGGCTATGTCCCGCAGGACGTCGCGCAGGCCGCGCTCGAGCTCGCCGCCGAGCGGTTCCGCGCCGCCGAGCGCATCGGCCTGCGCTCGAAGTCGCTCGGCGGGCAGGAGACGATCGCCTACGACGTTTCGGCGATCTCGGCGCCGGTGCTGGCGCTGTTGCAGCCCTATCGCCGGGTGGCGGTCTGACGGCGAGGGCGAACGAAGACGACGATCGACCGACTGCGCAAGCGATGGGATGAGGACGGCGCGAAACGCCGGATCGCCGCCGCCATGGATTTCGCGGACGGCTGGCTAATCCTCGGCGCCGGAACTCGACTGGCCAAGGTCGACCGCAGCGAGATGTCGCCGCGCGAACAGGCGCGACTTGTAGCGCTATTGGCGACCGCGCATCAACGGCCGATCGGGTCCTCGCCTTTGAACCATGTTCAGCTCGCGCCAAAGGCGATGCATGAGGGCGACGTTCCGCTCGCCTACATGCATATCGCCTTGAGCGGGCTGGAAAAGCTGACGCATCCACAAGAGGATGCGCGACGGCTGTTCATCATCGATGCGTTGATGGAGGCCGGCGTCGAGCCGGCCGTCATCCTGAAAGGGCTCGGCGTCGAAACCGCCAATTGCGGCTCGCCGCTGGAGAGATACAGCCCTGACCAGCCTCGCGTCCCGTCGCGCAATGGTCGGGCGAGCGGGCAGTGGACGAGCGCGAATTGGGCGGACGCTGCAAACCTATCGCCCCCGGCGAGCGGCAAGCACGAGCGACAAGCCGACGAATCTCAGGCATCGGGCCATCCAGCCGCGGCCGATTCCTTGCCGTTTCTGGCCAGGCCGCCCAAAGACAGCCAATGGCCGGACATCACCCTGCGCGACGATTTCGACGCGCTGGTCGCCTTGGCCTCCGATCCGTTGGTCAAGGCCGCAATCGAGACGGCTTGGAAGAACTCGACCGCGAATCCAGAGCATCTTCAGGAAAACGGCTTCTTCATACTCCGGGACCCGCAGACGGGCGCGGTTTCCGTTCAATGGGCGTCGACGGGCTTTGCAGGCGCCATGCATTTGGGCGATCCCCCTGCGTCGGCGATCGCGTCATTTCACACCCATCCCAATCCGGCCTGCGCGCCTGTCATATTCCAAGGACGATAGCTTGTTGTTAACGGCGAGCCCCAGGTCTATTATCCGGAACCTAGCGACGTGGATCTACGCACAGCATACCGGACCAATCTGCCTGGCATCATAAATTCAGACCAAGGATTTTACTTTTATGGTCCAATCTTGCGTTCTCCGCGCTGATTCCGTCGGGAGGCCCCCGCTTGTTTTCGCCGCGACGGCTCGCGTCCGACCCGTCGTACTCGCAGTGCTTGCCGCGGCGACCTTCGTTGGTCCGACCATCGCCGAAGACCAGGAAACATTCGCGCCGCCATACACCCCGCCCGTCTGCAATCCTGTCTGCCTCGAGACGCTCACCCCGCCAAACTGCAACCCGATCTACCTGCTCGAACAATACACGTTGCGCTATCTCACGGGATTCATTGCAGAATACATACCCGACTTCGATCGATTCAACAGACAAATCTACATCGTCGACAAAGGCGACGTCTGGGAAGTCAGCTACATAGAGGCGATCGATGCGCCGCCACAAAAAGGGATTACCTTTGGCCCCGGATTTCCTGTCTTGGTGGTCAGCAAAGCAGAATGCAAGGTCGTCAAGGCGAAATTCTATCAGTAACGCGGGTAACCGCGTCGTCGTCTACGCGGCGGGCGACGCGCCGCTGACGCCCTACATTTGGGCGATCCCCCTCCGTCAGCAAAGCTGAATGCGGGGTCGTCAGGGCGAAATTCTATCAGTGAGGCGGGCAACCCCGACGACGTCTACGTGCAGTGCGGCGCGCCGCCGACGCCGGCCCCAGCCCCATCATTTCCAAGTCCGACGGCGCAATCGTTTCCTTCTTCGATTGCCCACCCATCGCTGGCGCAGAACCCGGAGGGCGGGCCCGCGCCTTGTTCCGAACCGGCCGGACGGCGCCGCCGGCAAGCGAGGCGTTTCTCCATGCTGAATATCACGCTCGTCGGCGCCGAGGCGCTGCAAGCGCGGCTCGACGCGTTTCCCGCCGCGCTCGCCGGCGAACTCGCCGCCAAGGCGCAGGCGTTGGGCGAAGCGCTGGCGGACAAGATCAGGAACGAGAAGCTGTCAGGCCAGGTGTTGAATGCGCGCTCGGGGGCGCTGCGCGACTCGATCGGCGCCGAAGTTTTCAGCGACGGCGAGGACGTCTCGGCCTCGGTCGGCTCGTACGGCGACGTCAAATACGCGGCGATCCAGGAATACGGCGGCAAGACGGGCGCGCACGAAATCCTGCCCGTCAAGGGAAAGGTTCTCGCCTTCCTGGTCGGCGGCGCGATGCGTTTCGCGCGCCGGGTCGAGCACCCCGGCTCGGTGATCCCGGAGCGCTCGTATCTCCGATCGAGCCTCGACGAAATGAGCGATGAAATCCTCGCCGCGCTCGCCGCGACGCCGAGCGAAACTTGGGAGGACGCATGAGCCGCGAAGCCGCCTTCTCCGCCCTGTTCGCCGCGGTCTCGGCCACCTACCCCTGGGGCCTCGCCTCGCGGCGGATGAAGCTGTGGAGCGAAGTCCCCGCCGCGCTGCGGCCCGCGCTGTTCCAACTGGAATCCGGGCCGGAGACCTATCAATGGGCCTCGCCGGCGACGCCGAAGCGCACGCTGGAGGCCAAGCTCTTCCTCTATTTCGACGCGCGCGATCCCTCCACTCCCGGCGCGAGCGCGATCAACGCCGCGCTCGACGCGATCGACGCGGCGCTCGCGCCGAGCGGCGCCGATCTGGCGCTCGGCCGGCAGACGCTCGGCGGCGCGGCGCACGACTGCAAAATCGTCGGCGTGCCGGTGCGCGACCCGGGCGATCTCGACGGCGACGGCCTGGCGGTGGTGAGCGTGAGGCTGACGGCGCCGTGAGCCGCGCACAGTGGCCATTCGCAAGACGCTGATCCCACAGCGCTTCCCGTATCCCTTCCTCACCAGTTGCGAGGCCCGATGTCGCTCGATGATCTGCGCAGACAACAGGGCTCGCACAGTGCCAGCGCCCGCTCCTTCATGCAGCCGACATTCGACGGCGACGAGCTCGTTCTCGGCGCGCGGACGAACCTGGCGGTCGTCAGGCGCGATGGCGTCCGCCAAGGTGAGAAGTCGCCGCGCGTCGACGAGGCTCGTCTGAGCGCGCTGCTCGCCATCGCGTACGGCCGCTCGATTTCCGCGTTGTCTCTCGCCCATGCGCGCCGCGCGGTCGAGAAGATGCGCGAGGGCGACACGACGATGGCGTTGATGAATCTGGCGCTGACGGGTCTGGGCAAGCTGACGGACGTTGTCGAGGATTCTCGCCGCCTGTCTATGGCGGACGGCTTGATGACGGCGGGCGTCGAACCGCGCGTCATATTGCAGGCGCTCGAACTCGAGTCGGGAGCGCCTGGTGGTCGCGCGGCGAAATATGACCCCGATCAGCCGCGCGTTCCCGCAGGCAGCGGGCGCGCAAGCGGGCAGTGGACGAGCGGGCAATCGGCTACTGACGCCGACGTTCAATCGACCACTGGCGACGCCGTGCAGTCGCCGATCGGCGACAAGGAGTCCGCGACGAGCGGCTGGAGTCGATTCCTCGAGCAATTCAATCTGATCGGCGCTGCCGAAGCGGCTGAAGCCCCCGATAGCCCGACGGCGCGACTGCGAACCGCGATGCGTCTTGCCGAAGAGGGGAGGCTCCCGCCGCCGGGCTCCTGGGCGGCCGACGCTGAAAATCTCGGCGCCCCCGTCGCGCAAACCAAGAACCCCGACGAAATATCGCAACCCGCAGACTCGGCGGCTGCGCAGCGTATGCGCGCCAGGATCGTCAGCTTGGCGCTGGAAAACGTGAATTCGATGGATTGGTCGCAAGAAGGGGAAAATGGCGCCTTTCCCGCGGGAACGGACAAGTGCAACTTGTTCGTTCACGACATGCTGGCAGCGGCCGGCGCCGATCCGGGAGAACCCAACCGCGGCTGGCTCAACGTTTTTCCGCCGACCGCCGCGCAGTGGGCCGATCCCGACTTCAATATCCCACATTGGACGATGCTCGGTCTGGGCGAAACGCCCTTGCAAGGCGATGTCGTCGCGCAAGAAGGGAATTACATAAACGCGAGTGGCCATGTTATGATTATCGGGCCGAACGATACAGTCATCGGAACAAAGGATACGCGCGACTCGCGATCGGGCTATATCGAATGGATCCCGAAACCGCAGTCGATTGTTGAATCGGGCAGGGAAGGCGGTCCGAAGGTGTATCGGAGATGGAGGCCATGACGTTTCGGGTGGCCGCTCGATGGATTGCCCGTGCGGTCGCGGGGCTCCTCGCCATCGGCTTTTTCTGCGCGGCTGATCTGTCGCGTGCGGAAGACGCTGGAATGGATGAGTTTGTTCGGCAAGTGACCGTTATAGCGCAAAGACTCGCGCCGATTCCCTCATGGAAAGGTGTGGGATATTCGCCGGACTTCATAGCTTTGACGTCCGATTACCGAATTCATATCGACGATTGCATTGCGTATTTGTCGCAATCCGGCCACTCTAACGTTGAGCGCGATGTAGCGCTGCTGTTGATGGCGAGGCTACCCCTCGAAGACCAAATCGTTTTCGTACGAAAACTTCTCGATTTGTACGACCGAGGCGCAATCTCCAGCGACGAACTGGCGGTCTCCGTGACCCCGCACGTAACCATCGTCCCGAGCGTCGTATTCGACAACTACGATGACCCGGCTGTTCGATCCTTGTACGACGATATCCTGAAGAGGCCGGGCATCGAGGACCGCAGTCGCAAGTTCATCGAATGGAGCCGCAACGGCGGCGATCTCAAATTCAAGATCAAGAGGTGGGTTCACGCTCTCGGCCTCGGTTGATGACCGAGACGATCCGAGGCCCACGACGCCCGGCTCGATCGCGATCGACGCCGCGCTCGCCCCGGCGCTGACCGACGCCGCCTTCGGCCGGCAGACGCTCGGCGGCGCGGCGCACGACTGCAAAATCGTCGGCGTGCCGGTGCGCGACCCGGGCGATCCCGACGGCGACGGCCTGGCGGTGGTGAGCGTCAGGCTGACGGCGCCGTAGCGCCGACCTTCGTCGATCCGCCGCCATGCATTTTCCGCTTCACCCATTTGCGCGAGGAAAAGACGCCATGCCCTCTGGTGGACTGGAAACCCCGCTGCCGCCGAGCCTGTTCGCCCGCCTGGCGCTGGCGGCGCGCTACGCCATATCGGGCGTCTCGCCCGACGTGTGGTTCGGCCCGCAGCAGCCGTTGGCGCCGCAGGCCCCGCCCGAGGTCAAGGGCCGCCAGTTCGACTATCCCTTCGGCGTCAACCTCTCCTACATTCCGCGCGCCACCGCCGGCATTTCATTCGCCGAGCTGCGCGCCCTCGCCGACGCGCTGCCGCTGCTGCGCGCCGTCATCGAAACCCGCAAGGACCAGATCGCCGGCTTGAGCTACGCCGTGCGCGCGCGCGATCCCGCCGCAACGCAGGACGCGCAGGCGCGCATCAAGGACGCGCTCGCCTTCCTCGCCCGCCCCGACCGCCGCCATTCGTTCTCCGCCTGGCTGCGCATGCTGCTCGAGGACATGCTGGTCATCGACGCGGCTTGCCTCTATCCGCGCTTCGCCCGCGCCGGTGGTCTCTACAGTCTCGACGTCATCGACGGCGCGACCATCACGCCTCTGATCGGCGAGGACGGGCGCTCGCCCGAGCCGCCCGACCCCGCCTATCAGCAGATCCTGCACGGCGTGCCGGCCGCCGATTTCTCCACCGACGAGCTGCTCTATCTCCCGCGCAACCCGCGCGCCAATCGCCTCTACGGTCTCGGACCCGTCGAGCAGATCGCGCTCACCGTCAACATCGCGCTGCGCCGCGACATGGCGACGCTCGATTACTACCGCGCCGGCTCGACGCCCGACGCCTTCGCCACCCTGCCCAGGGAATGGACGATCGACCAGATCCGCCAGTTCCAGGACTATTTCGATGCGCTGATGTCAGGCAATTCGGCGCGCCGGCGGATGATGAAGTTCATGCCGAGCGAGTTCCGCCTGATCGAAGCGCGCCAGCCGCCGCTGAAGGACCAGTACGACGAATGGCTCGCGCGCGTCATCTGCTACGCGTTCTCGGTGCCGGCGTCGGCTTTCGTCAGCCAGGTCAACCGCGCGACGAGCGAGACGTTGCGCGTGCAGGCGACGCAGGAGGGCCTCGTGCCGCTGAAAGCCTGGGTCAAGGGCGCGCTCGACCACGTCATCCAGGTCTACTTGAACCAGCCCGATCTCGAATTCGTGTGGGTCGGCGACGACGCGGTCGATCCGCTGCAACAGGCGCAGACGCTGAACATTCTGGTCGGCGCGGGCATCAAGACGCGCGAGGAGGCGCGCGCCGATCTGGGCCTCGCGCCGGAGGGCGGGAAGAGCGAAGGGTTGGGAAAATGGAACTTCGACCCCGACCAGCCGCGTGACGAATGGGGGCGATGGACGAGCGATGGCGGGATCGACCCGCCGGGAACGAAACGACCCGAGGGCGTGCAGGTCGCGTTCAACGACGCCGCGACGACGATGACGGACGCGGGCGGGCCGGACATCGGCTCAGATAATCTGGCAGAAGTCATTCCCATCTGCATTCCGTATGGCATCTCAATTGTTACTGACAATTTCGGGAATAAGACCTCGACATGTCATTACGAGTGCTTTGGCGGCGAGACGTTTATCCGCGTATATCCGAATGGCGACGGTTGCCCAATATTCCGCGCCCACCGATTTTAGCTGCGACCAAGCGAAACTGGCTACGATGATTGGCTTTGCGCGACGAATTCCGCGATGACGAACATCCAGGGCTTCGGCCAAACGGAACCCGCACGCGTCGCTCTCCGTTTCCTGGTTTTCGTCCGAGAGCGCTTGCCGCGCACTTTTGTTTGGTGGTACTCACTTTCGCTGTGAAAAACGCCGATTTCCCTGCGCTGGACTACTCGATATTGGAGCCCACAATGATCACGCCCGTCTCAAACGACAATAAAGGCTTCAACGCCCTTGCCTTTGCGCCCAAAGGCGCGGTCTCTGTGACGGATGAAGCTTTGGCGCAGGCCCGATCGTTCTGGGAAGAATTACAAAAATACGATCCCGGAACAAAGTGGGTTGTAGCCTTTACATGGGCGTCCGAAAGGAAGTACCGCCGAAATGCGCAGTCGGAGTGGCTTGATGAAGGCCCCGGCATCGATCTTTGCGCGTATAAGGCGGCGGAATTACCCGATGGCGTCACCGAGAGTCGAGATGGAGTGCCGGTCGCTTTTATAATTCCGCGCGACAAGATTGCGGCGGCAGCCGAAAAGAAAATAGTTGAAGCGAAAAGCGCCAGCGGAGCCCCGTCGTTTAAGCTCGTTTGAGCCTGTTCAGACACGGCGCTGCGACGCTCGACACTTATCGCGCCGACTCGACTCCCGACGCCTTCGCCACCCTGCCCAGGGAATGGACGATCGACCAGATCCGCCAGTTCCAGGACTATTTCGACGCGCTGATGTCAGGCAATTCGGCGCGCCGGCGGATG